ATATACTGGTGTAAAGTGGGCCAGCTTGATTTGTATGGCTTGGATTACTCCTACAAAAGCAATTTGCATTTTGCTGAAGCTGGAAGAGCTTGCGTTGAGTTTTGGATTGCTAAATGTATGTCAGAAAACATCGTAATTGGCTCTTCTCCCAAATCAACTTTACTGGATCAGAACGTGCCTTTACATGAAAGGCTGTATGGCTACCATCGTTTGCCTGACCCCAAGGTGGCAATGCCAACATCAGATAAATGGTTGGTGTGCAATGTCTCTGAGTTGCCTGTTAAAATGGCAGAGAATGGAATAGAAATGCCAGAGCAAATAAGCTCCCCAGAACCATATAAAGGATAGCTATGGGTAGAGATTATAAAAAAGAATACGAAAATTATCACAGCAGCCCAAAACAAAAAAAACGCAGGGCAGCAAGAAACAAAGCCAGAGGCTTATTGGAGAAAAAAGGTTTAGTTCACAAAGGTGATGGCAAAGACGTTCATCACAAAGATGGCGATCCTTCCAACTTCAAGTTAAGCAACCTTTCTGTGCAAAAACCAAGCACTAACAGATCTTTTCCACGAAACAAAAATGCAGGAAAAAAGTATGCTTGAAGATAAAGCTTTTGCAGATTTGGGAAAAATTACAGTCGAGACAACAGTCAACAAAGGCCATGATCCAGAATTTTGGGCGAAAATACTTACTGACAAGATTTGTGGGGTTTCAGAGCAAGCTCCTGACCACATTCGACAACAAGCTTTGGCTTTTAAAAATTACATTTATCAGATAATATTGGAAGGAATTAAGAACGCTATAATCAGTGATCGCACCACAATAGTGGGGCTTCTCAACAGCCAAGGTCATGAAGATATGGCAAAAATTGTTAAGGAGCTTTGACATGGCTACGACCTCTGCTATCTGCACTTCCTTTAAAGTTGAAGCGTTAAAAGGAGTCCACAACTTCACAGCGACAAGTGGAAACACTTTTAAACTTGCTTTATACACTAGCAGCGCAACAATGGGCGCAACAACCACTGCATTTAGCACCAGTCAGGAAGCCAGTGGCACGAACTATACAAGTGGTGGAGCAGCGTTAACCTCTGTAACTCCAACCTCAAGTGGCACTACAGCTCTATGTGATTTTTCAGATCTTACATTTGGGACGGCCACCGTAACGGCACGTTCTTGTATGATATACAATGACAGCGCATCAGGCGATCCTGCTGTTTGTGTTGTGGATTTTGGTGGAGATAAGACTAGCACTGCTGGAAACTTTACCATTGTATTTCCTGCTGCAAACGCAACTGCTGCAATTATTCGATTAGCATGATACATGCCATTCGCAAAACTCAACTTCAAAGCAGGGATCGACAAAGAGAACACCAACTATTCTGCTGAAGGTGGTTGGGTTGATGGGAACCTAGTCAGGTTTCGCAAAGGTCTTGTCGAAAAAATAGGTGGATGGCTTAAGTCAGGAACTAATTCTTTTCTGGGATTAGGTAGAGCACTTCACTCATGGATTTCTCTGGGTGGCACTCGATACATTGGTATTGGAACAACCTTCAAATACTACATAAAAGAAGGTGAAACCTATTATGACGTTACACCTTTGCGATCTACGACTTCTGCTGGCGATGTTACTTTTGCAGCAACCAATGGCTCATCAACAATAACAGTCACAGACACAGGGCATGGCGCAGAGAATAACGACTTTGTTACTTTCTCAGGAGCATCCAGTTTAGGTGGCCTTGTAACTGCTGCTGTTCTCAATCAAGAATATCAAATTCTGTTGGTCACTAGCGCAAACGCCTATACTATCACGGCCAAAGACACATCTGGGGCAACTGTCACTGCAAACGCATCAGACTCAGGTAATGGTGGTGGCAGTGTAGTTGGTGCATATCAAATAAACGTGGGCCTAGATGATTACGTCAAAAGCACTGGCTGGGGCGTAGGGACATGGGGGGCAGGAACTTTTGGATCTGCCTCTGCAATATCATCTGTCAATCAGTTAAGAATATGGACACACGATAATTTTGGTGAAGACCTGATAATTAACGTCAGGGGTGCTGGTATTTACAGGTGGGTAGAAAACAGTGGAACCAGCGTAAGGGCAGCAGACTTGTCTGGGGTAAGTGGCGCAAATCAAGTGCCAACTGTTGGGTTACAGGTGATTACCTCTGAGACAGATAGACATTTAATTGTCTTGGGCGCAGATCCACTTTCTGGCAGTTCAAGAACTGGATCAATTGATCCAATGCTGGTTGCTTTCTCTGACTCTGAAAACGAATTAGATTTTGAGACAACGACAACAAACTCAGCAGGATCTGTTCGATTGTCTTCAGGCTCTTTAATTATTGGGGGATTAAAATCCAGACAGGAAGTGCTGATCTGGACTGACACCTCTCTTTACTCAATGAATTTTATTGGGCCTCCTTTAACGTTTGCATTGAATCTCATCAACGAGGGCGCAGGACTGGTTTCTCCAAAGGGCGCAATTAACGCTCCAAATGGAGTTTACTTTGCAAGCAAGACAGGATTTTATTTTTACAATGGATCAGTTAATAGATTGCCATGCTCAGTACAAGAATATGTGTTCAATGACTTAAACTTGGATCAGGCGTTCAAATGTTTTATGTCGTTAAACGCAGAATTTGGAGAGGTTTGGTTTTTTTATCCTAGCATCGAAGATGACACTGGTGAAATATCCAGATATGTCATTTATAACTATGAAGAAAACTCATGGTCAATAGGATCTTTGGTTAGATACGCTTGGTTAGATGCTGGCATAGAAGATAAGCCAATGGCATCTGGTCAACTATCATCATCAAATTGTCTTTTCGAGCACGAAAGTGGATTTAACGATGACACTTCATCAATGGATGGCGTTTTTATTGAATCAGCAGATGTGGATATAGGTGATGGTGACGCTTTTGCTTTTGTTAAAAAAGTTATCCCTGACATAGCTTTCGTTAATGACGTTGGCACATCTCAAAATGGGGCTGTTAATTTTGTGTTAAAAAGAAGAAATTTCCCCAACGAAACGTTATCAACTGACTCAACTTTACAGATTACAGCGTCTACAACGTATCAAAGCCTTAGATCCAGAGCTAGGCAAGTCGTTGTGAGGATCGAATCTGATGATGACAATGATCTTTCAGATCGATTGAATTACAAATGGAAGCTTGGAAGCACTAGGATGGACATTCAGCCCAGTGGCAGAAGATGAGCAAGCTGCTTGAAACCAGACTGCCATTTTCTCAGGGTGAAAACGTATCTTCTGCAACGTTTAACAGGCTGGTAAGAATACTGGAACTCAACCTTGATTCGTTTGACCCAGACGTTTCTCCACACTTCAACGCAGACGAAATATCAAGTTTAAGTTTTGCAACAGGTGCTATAATATTCAATACTACGAATGAAATACATCAGGCGTTTGATGGTACTACATTCAGGGATCTCTATGCCCATCAAACCTACCCAACTGGCTTGGGGATAACAGCCAGCATAGGAAGCGTAACGGTGACTACATCATGAGCTTGAGTGGATTAGATCAGCAAGTGTATCAGTACATGGAAGGGACTGGTGCTTTGCAGCCAGCTTCAAACCCAAGAACAGACAGGGAAAGAGGGATTGATTTTTCTCTTGGTGGAAGAGAAAACCCAAGGGGTCAGCCAAGCCAAGCAGATCCTTTTGGCAATTATATGCAAACAATGCCCTCACCAGAAATACAAAATTTGCCTTTAAATCCAAACGAATTACCTAGCGATGTGAAAAACCAAATAGAAGCCTTGATGCGAGGGTCTTCTCCATCAGCTTCTATTGACGAAGGCATTCAAGAACTTCAGATGCAATTAATGTCAACTGAAGATCCAGATGAAAAACAAATGCTGGCTCGAATGATAGAAAATATCGAGTCAAGCGCAAACGCACCATTGGCTGACTTTGCCAAAACAGTACAAGAAGCTGGCACAAACGAAGACACAGTGCTTGCTCATTTATCGCCGGGTGAAGTAGTTCTTCCTGCACAAATGTTTGAGGATGACCCTGAATTTGAAAACCTGATTGAAAGAAAGTTCT